TGTTTGTACTGGAGGGTTGCAGTAAACGCCTTTTCTTATCCAAGGACTTCCTAACACGATTGTCTTTCGAGCACGCCCTGCAGCGGATATCGCGAAAATCAGTAGATCCGGTGTTGCGATTTATAGCACAAACAGGAAAGCGTATGAGGAACTATTTAGACATACGAGGATGCACGGCAGGGTGCCAGCGTGGTTGTACGAAATGCACGCTAGTAGTTATGGGAAAGGCTGGTATGGCCGGTTATACCTATACTGGCAAGCCCGGAGATATGTCACGGCAAGTCTTGGAGTTTTGGAGTGACTTAGCGCCGAAATATGCCATTGTTAGTGGTGGTGTGGTGCGGAATCCTTATCAGGACAGTGAGGTCGCCTACTTCAAAATGGCGTTGCAGCCGGGGGGTAATATGACCCTGACTCACGCGAGTGTTTCGCGTTTTAATTACCCTTCGCCACTAGATTTGTATGGAGTGGCCCCTGAAGTTAGAGCAGCCTTAATGCGTGCCGATTACCGCTATTTTGAAGAAGAGGCGGTATTGCGTACAGGTAAGAGTCTTCAACTCCCCGTCAGTGATTTCGTTGAATTTGTGTGGTGTGATCGGCTTCCAAAAACAGAATTCTGGACTCCTATGACCCTCCAGCAGATGTGTCTTCGAAAAATTTCGCGTTACCGTATGGCTTTGGGGCGTTATCGGCATAATGAGCACGACCCAAAGGAGGTCGGTCGCCTTCCGGCTGTTTCCGCTATGGCTAATTTGTACCAGACCCATAAAAGTGCAGATGCGGTCCTTTTATTGAATAAGAATACTCATAAGCCACCAGCAGCTTTTGCTGAGCTCGCTCCTTTGATTCCTAAGGCGATTCAAATGCTCTACAAGAAAATGGGTGTTAAAAAATTTGGTAAAATACGTTCGCGCTTGTCTCTTAAAGATTTGATAGGTATGGCGCTCCATGCTTCTGCAGGCCTTAATAAAGGAACGGAGAAGAATGTAAAAGTACAGTCATCTGTTTTCGGAGAGGAGAAAGTCCGAATAACTCCGTCTGGTCAGAAGTATGATACTTTCCCAAGTGATCTCCGTGCTGTGTATGATTTCGTTGTTTATGGAATTGAGCCGCATATCAACTTCAATGTTACTAACAAAAATGAAGTTTTTACGTCAGCGAAGCATGTGAAAGATGATGCGAAATACGATGCCTGGTGCCGTAAAGTTCGTAATTTCGTTATTCCTTCTTCCGTCTTTATTCTATTAGAGCGTCTTATTACTAAAGTTCGCCATTTGACAGAGCGAGGGAAGAACATCCGCATTGGATCGAAGTGGGCCCATGGAGGTATGGACAAGGTTGCAGAGGTTCTTAGGGCCAACTTGGGAAATTGTTTTCAGAAGTTATGGGAATCGGGTGATATTGAAGCGTTCGACCATTCTGTTCTTGGGATACTCGTAGATATTTTTATGAGTACAATGTTGATACACGAGAAACCCGGATCTGAGGACTATAATGTTAAAGAACGGATATGTCGGTTTCTGCTGAAGAATTTGTTAGCGCGTGTTACTCATGTCTTTGGTGAGGTTTGGGTAATACAACGAGGAGGTGTGCCCAGTGGTATTTATGATACCTCCCACTTGGATTCGTGGGTTACTTTCTTCTATTGGTCTCTTTTTTGTCTTCATACCATAGTCACAGCGCCAGAGGAACTTCAGGATAAGCTGGAGCAGATTTTCTGGGACGATATGGACCTGGCCTGTTATGGTGATGATCAAGTCTATTGTAAGGGTCGGTGCCCGGAAGCAGCAGTTTTTAATATTATTCGTTTCTCAGAGTTTCTTTCTCGCTATTTCGGCGTGGTAATGCGCGATTTAGAGAGTGGTCAGCCGTTCTGTTCTGTGGCATCGAATGGTTATATGCTCCGACCTGGTCAAGTCTTTTTGAAGCATTATGCGGTTCGCAATCCCTATCATTATGAAGCAAATCAGCCAAATTTTTTACCGTATCGTTCAACTTTTGATTATATTGTGAAGGCGTCGTGGGGGCGTGAGGTTAAAGCACGCGACTCTTTTGACGTTGTTCTTTCCATTATAGGTCATGCATACGGGACTTATGCATCTAATCGGGATGCTTGGATATCATTGCGACTTTTTTATGAAGAATTACTTATTGGCCTTGGGACAGGACATGATTCGGTTATGAAGGAGGTTCGAAGCCGCGTAGAAACAGCTGATCTTAAGAAGTTTCGTCAAATGGGTGTGACAGATTCTGAACTTATGAATGGTTTCCCAACTTGGCGCACGCTTATTAGTCGAAATTTGAAGGATGATGGTTATCACGCTAGTCGACGTATTGATCCCGATGTTGACTCGGACCTGCATTTTGAGTAGTCTTAACACGAGTGAAAAGAGCTGGCCTTTGAAACCCTCTCTCACTTTTATCAATTATTGCACAAGTTAGACCCTCATTAGGGTATCACAAATTGGTAATCAAGGCTTAAAACCTTG